GTGCGGCATGGCTTGGACGAAACGTGACATTGTTAAGCAGGCGTTCGCCGAAATAGGGCGGTCGGAATACGACTTCGACGCCTCGCCAGAGGACACGCAACACGCATTGCGGGTGCTGGATTCCATGGCCGCGACATGGGCGATGCAGGGCCTTCGGATCGGATATGCCGGGGGCGACGGGTTCGGGGATATAGACGCAAGCGTTGAGGTGCCGGAATTTGCGCATGAGGCGCTTTATCTGTCCCTTGCGGTAAGGATCGCGCCATCGTTCGGCAAGTCTGCATCCCCAGACACCAAAGCAGCGGCCAAGGAAGCGCGAAACGGCGTCCTGTCGCGGCTCATCAACCTCAGACCCCGCGTCATTTCCGGGTATGCCGGTTCCGGCGCGTCGCGGCCCAACCTTCCCGTGCCGGATGATCCTTTGAAGCTCGGGACGGACGGCAACCTTTATCTTGGCGAGGCGTAAAATGGCTATCGAGAACCTGACGCGAACCACGGCCATCACGTCCGCAGATGATATTCCGCTGCGATCCGCGACGGGCGGGGACGACCAGAAAGCTTCGGTTTCGGCCCTCGTGACCTATCTTGAAGGCGCGATGACGCTTCCCGCCACGACGCTGGCGGTTCAGCACGCCGCGCCATCGGCAACGGGGTTCACCGTGACCGTTTCGGCGGGCGACACATGGCTGATCATCACCCCGACAGGCGGATTTGCCGCTGGCACTGTCACGCTTCCAGCGACGAAAGCAGACCAGGACATCGTGCAGGTGAATTGCACGCAATCGGTAACGACCCTGACGGTTTCGGGCAACGGATCGACGGTCACGGGCGCCCCCACGACGCTGGCGGCGAACGCCTTTTTCACGCTGCGGTGGGACGCGGTGAATGCGTCCTGGTATCGGGTGGGGTAAGATGCAAATCCCGATCATCAGCGGGATCGCGACGCGCGGCGTGGATTTTTCGAGCGCATACCCCGTAAACCTCATCCCGGTCCCCAAGGTTCAGGGGATCAGCGAGGGCTATCTCCGCCCGGCAGAGGGCATTGTCAGCCTTGCGGACGGGGCCGGGGCGAACCGGGGTGGTGTGCGGTGGCGGGATCGCCTTTATAGGGTCATGGGCAGCCGGTTTCTCGCTGTCGCAGAAGACGGGACCTTGACCGATTACGGGTTCGTCAGCGGCTACGACTGGGCCACGTTCACGGCATCGTTCGACTATCTGGCGATCAACGCGGGCGGCAATATCTACCTGTTCAACGGCACGACCCTGCAACAAATCACCGACGTTGACCTTGGGACTTCTCTCGATGTGGAGTGGATCAACGGCTATTTCATGTCCACGGACGGGGATAGCCTGATCGTCACAGATCTGGGCAACCCGTTTTCGGTCAACCCGCTCAAATACGGCTCGTCTGAAATCAGCCCTGACCCGGTTGTGTCGCTGCAAAAGCTGCGCAATGAGGTCTATGCGGTGAACCGCTATACCGTGGAGGTTTTCGCGGCGGTCACTAATCCGGGGTCCGGCTTTCCCTTCGCCCGCGTCGAGGGCGCGCAAATCATGAAAGGCGCGGTCGTGTCGCGCGCCTGCTGCGAATTCATGCAGCGGCTGGCGTTTCTTGGGGGCGGTGAGAACGAACCCCCGGCAGTTTGGCTTGGCATGGGCGGGGACGCGCAGAAGCTGTCCACGCGCGAGATTGACGACGCGCTAAGGGGATACGCGGACGATGTTCTTGCCTCTGTCGTGCTGGAATCGCGCGTTGACCGCAGCCACGAGTTCTTGCTGATCCACTTGCCTGATCAGACGCTTGTATTCGACGGGGCGGGGACACAGGCTGCCGGGCAACCTGTCTGGTTCGTGTTGCGCAGCGGCACGACGCCGGGCGGATACAGGGCGCGCGGGTTTGTCTGGTGCTACAACCGCTGGAACGTGGCTGACCCGTTCGGAACGAAAATCGGCTACCTGTCGGACGACGAGCTTCTGCACTACGGGGACGCCGCCAGATGGGAGTTCACAACCCCGATCATCTACAAGGAAGGCCGGGGCGCGCAAATCCACGAGCTTGAGCTTGTCGCCTTGGCGGGGGACATCGCTGATGGCATCAGCATTTCGACGCAATACAGCCTTGACGGGGCGGCATGGTCGCAGCCGCGTTACGCCGCCGTGGGGAAGCGTTCAAAGCGTATTTCATGGACGCGGCAAGGGTCTTTCCGAAACTGGCGCATTCAGAGGTTCGCTGGGGATAGCAGGGCGCACCTGTCATTTGCCCGGCTAGAGGCGCGCGTGGAGGATTTGGCATGGTGAGGGTGCCCCCCCGTGACGCCCTGTCCCGCATGGCGGGCGGCGATCAGCGGATCATCAAATATCTTGAGGACCTTTCCGGGTCGTCGGGCGGCGGGTCTGTTTCGGACGGGGACAAGGGCGATATTGTCGTCTCCGGTGGTGGGGCGTCTTGGGCGCTTGACCCTGCGCTTGCTGCGGCCCTCGTGGCGCGGGCCAGCCATACGGGAACGCAACTGGCGTCCACGATCAGCGACTTTTCCGCTGCGGCCGACGCGAGGATCGCAAACCACGTCGCGGCGGCGGACCCCCATTCGCAGTATCTGACGCAAGCCGAAGGTGACGCGGCTTATCAGGCCATATCCGCGATCCTGGCGGGACTGGCGGGCCTTGCCGGGTCAACGCCGGATTGGTCCCCCTATTGGGCTGCGGGTGATGTTGTCGGGTTCTTCCGCACGACGCCGTTTACCCGCAGCCTCCTTGACGATGGCAACGCGGGGTCAGCGAAAAACACGCTCGGGCTGTTTTCCGGCGTGGCGACAGTTTCGGTGCCAAATGGCCGGATCGAATGGGAAGAAACCGTATCAGCGGTAGGGGTTGCGCCGTCTGACGCCATTATGCTGTCGCTTGCCCCGACGACGGACGCCGATGAAAACAGCCCCGACATGCTCGACCTGTCGGCTATGTCCGCTACGGCAGGGACTGACCAGATCACCGTTAACATCTCCTTCCGCGAACCGACCTCCGGGCCGGTCCTGATCAACTGGATGACGCTATGAGTAAACTCAGCAAAGACCTTTCGGCGGGCGTTTTGCACCCGAGAGAGAATATCTTCGCCACTGGCACGCTAGGGGCGCTGAACGCAGAGGTTCAGGCGGTAGCTGACGGGTCTGCCACTGTCGGCCTTGTCGTGACCGGAACCTATGTTGGAACACTGACGGTCGAAGGGTCTATCGACGGCGCCAACTGGGACGTTATCCCGGTAAGGCCAATCAGCGCTGGCGGCACGTATGTCCTGACGCTTGCGAGCGCCGCCGTGGGCCGCTGGCAGGGGCCTTGCGCGCCGTTCGCCGTGATCCGCGTTCGGATGAGCGCGTGGACATCCGGGGCCGCGTCGGTAAGGCTGGCTGCGGACATCGGGTCTGCGGAAGTGACCGCCGTCCCGAAGGCTGCGGATGCGAGCGCGACCGTCACCGCAGCGATTGGCGTTGCCGCGACTTTGACGGTTGCCGCCCCCGGCGCGGGGCTTTACCACTACTTCACGAGGATCATTGTGCAACGATTTGCGGGGGCCGTTCTCACGGCGGCGGCGACGCCCGTTCTCGCCACGACAACGAACCTGCCGGGCACGCGCGTCCTGTCATTCCCGGCAGAAGCCGCCGCCCAAGGCACGATCTATAACGAGATCATAGAGCCGTCGCAGCCGCTGCGCAGTTCCGCCGCCAACACGGCGACTACGATTGTTTGCCCCGCGACAACCGGCGTTATCTGGCGGGTGACGGCTGATTACTACGTCGCGCCATAATCTCTTGCCCCCCGCTCTATGCGTGGGGTATCATGATACCGCCGCGTAAAGCCTCCGGCAGGCCCCGATCTATCTGGCGGACTGCATGGACCACACGGCGAATCTCGCGCAGCATCTAAAGAGTCTGGACCTTCCAGCCGATGCGCAGGAATGGCTCATGGACGTTTGGGGCGTGTGCCAGCTTATTGACGACGCGGCGGACGGCGATGAGATCGGCCCCGCACGGGCCTATGAGGCGGCTTGGAGCGTATTCGTTCGGCTGCATACAAACACGTTCTGGGACCGGGCAAAGTCTGTCCTGTTGCCGGTTCTGGCGCTGCAAGTCCTGAAATGGCGGGCGTCGGACGAGGCGGAGCGCGACGGGGCGGCGGACGAGCGGTCATTCGTGTGGCGCGCGGGCTTCTATGACCTTGTTCTTTCGGTTTGCCAGCTTTGCGGCATCCAGAACGCGGGCCGTGCCGTTTTGGCGATGTATGGCGAGACGTTCGAGGATTACAGGGGGGAGTTCCCATGCCCAACCCCCTGATTGGAAGCCTCGGCGCAAGCCTCGGGTCAAGCATGGCGCAAAGCAGCGCGGCCAAGAAGGCATCACGGGCGCAGGCCGCAGCGTCTGACGCGCAAATCGCGGAATCCCGCCGCCAGTTTGACACGGTTCGGGCGCTCTTGCAGCCCTATGTTGATGCGGGCGGCACGGCCCTCACGTCTCAGCTCAACCTCCTTGGTCTTGGCGGCGTTGTGATGGGCGACCTGCCGACGATCACGACGATTGCCGGGGGCGTGACCGGACGCCCGGACCCGAGCGCTTTGGGTGCTGACGGGCGGGGCTGGAGTCGCAGCAAGAGGGACGACAACAGGGGCGCTCTCAGGGCCGTCCAGACGCCGGCGGGCACGAAATACCAGGTCAACGGCCAGACGTTCGGC